TTGGAAAATTATTTCCAAAGGCTACTTCCTTGTACTTTCGAGTACTTTGCAAATTCTCTTGCTTACTTTCTCTCACAATTAGAAGTCACACAATCAATTGTGCTGTCTTTATTGTGTTTTGAAGAACCACTACCGAAGTTCAGGATAGCGCCTGACACACGAAGTTAGGGATTGCGCCCTACATCAAACGATATTTGGGATAGCGCCCAAATTTGCAATGGGTTTTTCGGAATTTTTTGCTTCCGCCCTTGGCACTGTTGCCAGGGCTAAGGCAACCCTTCAAGGGGGGTTTGCCCGGTTTCTTTCTGAAACCGTTGTTACCTTGCAGGCTGCCTCACCTGAAATGAGGAAATTTGCCTACTCCAAGTTGTGGGAGGAGGTTGACTCCGTCAAGGAGTTAAAACCTCTCACAGCCCAGGAGCTGGTAGCCACACTCCGAAAGGAGTTGTGGTGTGCACAGGTGCGTGCCCAAAAATGCACCCTGGCATCCACCAGCCGGTTCTGTACTTGTGGTGGAATCCCAGGGGAGGCTACCCCAACGGTCATCAAAGAGACCGTTCATGTGGACGAATGTCCAAATGGGCGGAATCTATGTCGCCATGGCACTAGATGCCTGCGACATGGAGGACCGGGCTCTTTCCAACAGGAAAGAGAGGTGCAAGTGGATGCACCTAAATGTCCCCATTGTGCAGGGACTGGTATTGTACCAGCATCTGCATCATGGCGTGAAATCCGCCGTTGTTGGAGGGAACAACGTAAAGTGCATTCCCTTCCATCTCTTCCCCTCCATCCTGATGTTCTATTTGAGGGGACCAATGCATGGCAAACGCGCCTTCGATGGCTGAAGACGTGGCGCCATGTACTTGGTGATGTTAAGCCCTGTACTCCCGAGAAATGGATGCAGGCTGCGCAGATAATGCGCACATGTGCTGTCCCGTCCTTTGAAAATCCTATACCGGGACAGTTTGGATATGAGCGCCTCTATAATGGAGAGGGGAAGGAGGAGTACTGGCTCCAAATTCCTGCCACCGATAAATATACTGATTTAATTATAAATTGGTGGCATGCAAAAAATACACCAGGATGGGAGGAACCGAGTTCTTCTCTTATGGATTTCAAGCGGAATCGCATGGGTCCTTGCCTTCATATAGTTGAAAAGAGGGTGAGGAATTCCTATGTGGCTCCACCTTGGAAGCCATGGGGGGAGGATATTGATATTCTCTCTGTGATGGATAGTCTAAGTTCCCAACTAGAGGATTTTCTAGATGTCTTCTATGATTGTGCTGCACAATTTGATGGAGAGCTAGAATTTTCTCTATCCAATGATAGACTATCCAGTGTCACTGGTGAACTCGGCGGTGTGCCAATTTCAATTGGAGCCCCGAGTAAAATTTCCAATACTCCGCCCAAAGTGAATTTTGCGGAGTTATATGGGAACCTGGTCAGGCACAACCATCGCAAAATCAGTGCTTTAAGGCCTATTCTTATGGCCCATCCTGACCAGGATGAAATCGAGGACCAACTTGATCACCTTGAGAATAAACAAGGTGGGGAGATTGTTTCCACTCCTTCTTTTATCAAAATGTTAAAAGAAAAGCGCAAAGAAGTGCGCGGGAAGGAGTTCGAGGAAGGTTCAGAGGGTCGTCTTGTGCGTTCCAAGGATTTGGAACTGAGCAAGAAAGATATCTTTCTGGCACATACTCTGATGGATAAATTCCATGGGATGAGTATTGTCAAGAAATTTGGCAAGAGCGATCCTAAGCTCACCAAGGTCTGTGTTGATTTGACAAATCAAGAGGAAGTGATTAAGTATCCTGTAAAGGAACTTCAAACTACCTCTGAAGGTGTTCTATCTGCACAGACCTTCACTGTGTTAAATCGCCCACAATTTAAAGAGTTGAATAGACTCGCTGAAGTGGGATGGAAAGAGGCAAAATCTGTTTGTCTCAATCTACACATTCGGAGTTATCTCCCAGTGCATCTACCTGTGTACGCTTTCTGCGTTATCATGTGGGGGCATTCTTCGAATGCTGAACAGGCCAGTTTAAGTGGTGCCTATGTATATCTTGGGGACCAGGAGGCTTCTGTTTTACAGTTGCCCCTTCTCTGTGGTTACATTGGAAATGCCCTAGAGGATATGGAGGCATACAAGCGTTCACTTGTTTTGTCTACATGCTTCTTTGGCACATCAGGCTTGAGCCCTGGCCAGAATATGTTCGGAATCACTGCTGTAGAATTTACAGAATATCTCCCAACTTCTTATGGGGGGATAACACATGAGCGGGATTCTTGGAACCAAATGCTGCGAAATCACCAAGGAGTCGATAAACAGAGATTTATCTCTGGATTTAATGTTGTTGATTTCGTAGAGGCTGGAAAAGAAAAACAGTTGCATTTCCCTGATTTTGATCTGCAACCTGTACCCAAGCACCAGCCTATAGTGCGAACTTTTGGGAAAGAGAAACAACCTCTTCTAAATAAAAGTCGCAGTATGCGTGTCAAAACTTTTACTTCCTTCCGTGCTGGAAATATTCCTATCGGAAGGCAAATTGACAATACTGCGGAGGCTATAAACTTTGAGCTAGGTAGAGCCTCAACTAGCAATGCAATCAACCCGCGTCTTGATACTTCAGAGACAAACTTACGAGCGGGTGGTGAATTTGCATTCATCCATACCATTGACCTTCCTACTGCTGTCACAGAGGGGCAAGTCTTGGCAAAAATAGATATTTTTAAAAAAATACAAGATGCCAAGTCAATGGTGTGTGTTCAATGGATGCAGGCTGGGTATGTCAATAAAAACTTGACATTCATATCACATTTGGCTCCCAGCCAATTCTGTGGGGTGGCGATCTGGTACATTTTTGATGCATATGGAAAGATACCATCAGACGTGACCACCTCGTTAGAGCTTGAAATCGCAAGGAGCTTGTGTCCACATGTTCATGTGTTGCGAGATTCCAAAACCAGTGTTTGGACTATTGATTTTCACAAGATTTGTGGTCAAAGTCTTAATTTTTCTGGGCGAGGATTCTCAAAACCAACATTGTGGGTTATTGCTGCCTCAACTGCTCAGCTGCCATGGTCTGCACAGGTAACTTATCGCCTGGAAGCCTTGGCACAAGGAGACGAAATTGCACATGGTCTAGCCACTAGGAGTATTGTGACATACCCTATTAGTCTAGAACATTTGAAAGACATTGAGATAATGCTTCCCCCTCGCCAAATGGCAATTGGGAATGCTGGCTCAATAAATTTTCCACTGTCTTTCGCGGTGCAGCAGAAATCCAGCAGTGGCCGAATTGCATACTCTTATGCTGCTGGTCTTTTGTCACATTTCCTGGGGATAGGGGGTACAATACATTTTAAAATACAATGTACCTCCAGTGCCTTTGTTACGGCACGTCTCCGGGTTGCGTTATGGGGGGATACCATAACATTAGAACAGTTGTCCCAGATGCCACACGTTGACTGTGATGTTGACGTTGTATCATCTCTAAAGATACAATCCCCTTTTTATGCAACTGCAAATTTTGGGGATAGTGGGGCACGATTTTGGGTAACCCCTATGAGCTCTCCCATGGCACCTGAGACCATGGAATCCAAATTGGAGTATTATATCCAAATTTTGGGTATCGATGCTGATCCGCCTATGTGTCGCCAGATCAACTATGACCAGCGCTTTGCTTGGTTCACCTTGTTGCGACCCCCGGATCCGAAGCTGAGCAAAATCCTCAAGCTCACTTTGCCATCTCGCGTATGCAATATAGCATATAAAGAGGCAACGGTCACGAACTATGTGAATGCGTTTGCCATCATGTGTGCCACTACTGGCATGCATGCTGGGAAATGCATTCTACATTTTTCCTGGACGTTGAACAAAGGTACATCCTTTAAGGATTTGCAGGGACACATCTCATTTTATAGTGGGATGGGTGATTCAACGATTGGAGAACATCATGGTGAATTTCATCTTGGTGGACCCTTATCAAGTTCCCTTGCAGTACCATTTGAATTTGGTTCTTTTGCAGGTCCAGTAACTTCTGGTGGTACTCCCTTCACTTCTGAAAATTGGTTAAGGGTAGAAACTGCGCACTGGGATTGGTTAACCTCTCTAACGGTAGATATCCAAGTTCTACCAGGTTTCCGATTCTATGGACGAAGTGCTGGTCCTCTGACAATACCTTCTTAGGCATTTCTTGAAGAGAATATCCATCCCGCTTGACAGGGATTTCTGTTTGTCAAGCTAGAAAAGCTCTAATCTAGTCAAATAACGAGCATTGTTGTTTTTGCTTTCTTAGTTTAGATTTGTTTCTGTAAGCGTGTTTAATTTCTGTTTTCAGTGGCGATAACATGGGTTTGTCCTTTTCTCATGTTTGCTTTGTTGGACACAAAAAGATTTTATATTTCTTAAATGTTAAAACCTTTCTTTTGGAAAAGC